TGTACGGTACAGAGGATTTGTTTATATACATGAACAAAAAGACATACAGATTGTATCTATCTGCTATCTCTTCTTTAAGTGCATTCCCATTCAACCACATGGGTCAGTACACACCTGAGTTTGAAGGTATTAAGATTGCAGTATGTCCAGGTATCGCAGATAACGTAATGTATGCAGGCCAAAAATCAAACTTGTTCTTTGGTACATCTTTATCATCTGATCTAACAGAAATTTCTGTACTTGACATGGCTTCACTAGATGGTAGCCAAAATATTAGAATGGTTGCACGTTGGACTGCAGGTGTACAGGTAGGTGTAGCATCTGATTTTGTTTATCACGCATAATTAATAACTAGCTAGAGCAAAGGGTGTAAAAACCCTTTGCTAATAGCATCTAAAACATATAAAAATATGGCATGTGAATTAACCAGAGGTCGTCAGCTCGACTGCCGAGATATAATGGGGGGGGTAAAAAATATTTACTTTGCCCAGCATGAAGATGCTACTGTTACAGTAAGTGCAGGTGAAGTTACTGATTTAGATATAACTACAAATTTATTTAAATACGCTTTGCCTCGAGGTACTGCATCTTTTACAGAAACTGTACAACCATCACAAGAAAATGGAACAGTTTTTTATGAGCCAAGTGTAAACATTATGTTGCACAAAATGACTGTAGGGGATAGAAACGAATTAAAATTACTTGCACAAAACAGATTGTTAGTTTTTGTAGAGCTTAATCAAGTTCAAGGCAACGGACAAAATGTTATTTGGTGTTTAGGTAAAGAAAATGGTTTAGAATTATCTGCAGGTACTACAAACAGTGGTGCTGCATTTGGTGATATGAATGGTTATAACTTAACATTTACAGGTGCTGAGTCAGAGCCTTGTTTGTTAGTACAATCATACACTGCATCACCATTTGACAATGCAGGGTTTACAGTAACAGTAACCGCATCATAAAAAATCCTATATTAAATAGGCAATATATATTGATAAATTGATTAAAGGCAGGGTAAAACCTGTCTTTTTTCGTATATAAGCGTAATAAAACCATGTTTTTTATATTTACTTAAAAGATGCTATACATTAAAAAGGCAGTAACTAACACTATTAAGGTTGCATTAGGCGATAAATTAACGTCTAGTGTTACTGAGTATAAGGTGATTTTAACTAATGACATACGTCAAGTTAATCAAGAGCTAGTTATAAGCCCTACATTTACTAATAGATATGCACAATTTGACTTAACAGAGCCTACAGATTTAGCATTAGTAGATGAGGGTAGTTACACATATGAGTTTAAAGCTGATAATGTTTCAATTGCAAAAGGCAAAGCCATAGTTTTTGATGGCACTTTTTCTACAGAATCTAAATTTGGTGATGAGGTCAAATATAAAGAGCATACTAACACAACAACTAACACACAATACATAACTATCTAAGATCATGGCAAAAAATCAAGTACAATTATTAAATGAGCAACTTGGCAAAGGTAATAACACCGTAGTATTTACAACTGCAGCTCAAACGGAGGACTTTTATGCAGTACATTTTGTTACAGAAAGCGTAATTAGTGCAATAACAATTACTAATTGCACTGGTGAAAGTGCATTAGAAACTACAATACCTGCAGGTACAGTAATTTTTGCAAATATAACTGCAATTACATTAACAAGCGGTGTTGCAATAGGTTATCACAACTAATATGTTAGCACATAATTTAACATTAAAATCTAGAGTTAGTAGTGCTTTTGCATTATCTGATGTTAGCGGCTTAGTAACGTGGTTTAAATTTAACACAAATATTAGCACTAGCGATCAGGATAGCGATGGTGATGCTGATATTACTTGGACTTCTAGCCATACAGACGGTAGAACTGCAACGCAAAGTACAGATGCAGAAGAGCCAACTACAAGTAGTGGTTATATAGACTTTGACGGTGGTGGTGATAATCTTGATTTGTCAAGTGCAATTACCTTAGGAGAATTTACTATTTTTTTAGCATTAGATTTAGATGATTTTGCTAATGAAACCATACTTGGTAAATCAGGGAGTGTTGATCATTTTATAAGATTTGGTTTTCAGACACTTACTGATAAATTTAGATTTAGACGTACTAATAATACACATCAACAAGATGGCATAATGAGTGAGAGTATGACTAGTGGCACTGTCAATTTAATGACTATCAGATGTTTTGACAATGGCTCTAATACAACTTTACAAGTTAGAAGAGCTACAAAATCAGGTAGCACTATTACAACAAATCAAGTGTTTGAAAATACATCAAGTAGTTTTGTGCATACACAAGATTTAATATTAGATACAATTGGTGTACAATCTACAAACTCTGCACCTATGGATGGTAAATTGTATGAGTGGGTTGTGTATAATCAAAAAGTATCTGATGCTAACATTACACTAATAGAAAAAGATATTTTAAATAGAGTATCATAAGCAAATAATTATGGATAAAAATAGGTTACTACAAGTTTATTTAGAGCAACAAACTGCACCAAAAGTATTAGAAACGTCTGCAAATGACTGGATTACATACGGTGATGGTGAATATAAAAACTTGTACCCACAATTTTTAGTAGATATGTATAATAGTAGTGCAACACACTCTGCTATTATAAATGCTACATCATCTATGATTGCAGGTAAAGACATAGTAATAGAAAATGAGGGCAATAATCTAAGCACATTTGTACAACTAAAAAAGTTTTTAGCCAGTATAAATAGAAATGGTGAAACTGCACATGAAATAATTACAAAATGTGCTTTTGACTTAAAATTGTTTGGCTCTTATGCACTTAATGTTATTTGGAGTAAAGACAAAACAAAAATAGCAGAGGTACACCACATACCTGTAGAGCAATTGCGTATAGGCAAAAGGAATGAGAGTGGCATAGTAGATGAGTATTATTTGTCTAGTGACTGGTCTAATTATCGTAAAAAAGAATACGCACCACGTAGAGTTGCAGCATTTAATACACAAGATAGGACTGAGGCCTCACAAATTATTTATTGTGGTTTGTATTCACCTGCTATGGAGGTTTATTACACACCTGATTACCTTGCATCAATGAATTGGGTTTTAACAGATCATTTGACCGCAGAGTATCATTTATCTAATATAAAAAATGGCTTTCACCCTAGTTTTTGGATAAACTTTAATAATGGCATACCATCGCAGGATGAAAGGTTTAAGATAGAGCAACAAATCAAAGAAAAATTTACAGGTGTTAATGCAGGGCGTTTTGTTTTAACTTTTTCTGATGATAAAAACAACTCACCTGATTTGCAACCAATACAGGTAAGCGATGCAGATAAACAATATACTGTTTTAAATGAGCTATGCATACAAAACATTATGATTGGCCATCGTGTAACAAGCCCAATGCTTTTAGGTGTTAAGACTGAGGGTCAGTTAGGTGGTAGAAATGAGCTTGCTACAGCCTTTGAGCTTTATTCTAATACAGTTGTAAACCCAATGAAAGATATTGCGTTAAAAGGGCTTAGAATGGTGTTAAACGCTAACAATATTAACCTACCTATAATGCTAAGTGCAGTATCACCGCTTTCTAGTATGTTTGACGCTGACGTTCTAAAAGACGTATTAACACAAGATGAGATACGTGAACAATTAGGCTACGAGCCATTAGAACAAACAGAAAATATTAGCTTATGTAAACACAACCATTTTAGCGATAACATATCTGATAGAGCTGCATTAGATTATTTAGATAGTTTAGATGTAGAGAATGAGTACACAATAGAGGATGATTACATGCTTATAGATGAAGAGGTTGCTGAAGATGATAAACACAACTATAATTTTGCAGTAAATATACCACAAGCAAGTGGCAAAGAGGGTACAAGCAATAAAGATACACAATTGTTTAAAATCCGCTACGTATATAGAGGTGGTAAAGTTATTGAGGGTACACGTGAGTTTTGTCGTGAAATGTTAAACAAACACTACTCTAGTTTGTTTACACGTGAAGATATAACAGGTATGAGTAACCCTGAATTTGGTAATTATAACATATTTAGATTTAAGGGCTCTTTCAATTGTAGGCACTACTGGTTGCGTAGGCTTTATGTGTTACGTAAAGCACCTAGAAAAATGGAGATTGACGGTATTACGTATAATAAAGG